CAAGCTGTAAAACTCGTAGGCATAGATATCGAGCGCGATCTTTGGGATCAGATCGGGTACCGGATCCAGAGGCAGCTGCAGTTTGCCGCGCAGGTAGCCATCGATAAAGGAGTCGCCGCCGGCAATTACACCGGCAGCGGTCTCTTCATCGATAATGCCGAGGTCCTGATCATCGGTAAGCATGATCAGGGTTGCTTCGGCGATCCTCAGCTTCTTGACGCTATCCAGGGTGTTGTAGGACATATCAGCGGCGCCGCCCGCAAAGGGTCAGTGACCTGCTGGCCGTAGAATAGGGCTGCGCCACGGCGCGGGAGTATGTATTACCCCGCTCATTGACCATCTTGAAAGACGACCCGGTAGCAACCTGGGTGCCGTCCAGTTTCCATTTAACCGATACGGCAGCGCCGGCAGAGTCAACGACCTCCGCTTCGTACTGCATATAATCCGACAGCGAGGTATAGGTGCCGAACGGAGTTTTCGTTGTCGCCTGGGTGATGCAGCCGGACTTTGCTTTCAGCGGAGCCATGCCGGTTACGTTCTGGATCGGCACGGCCGGCCGGGATGAGTCATAAGGGATTTTGGTACCGGCGATTGCGTAAACTCCCATTGAGCAGAGCAGCATAACGGTTAAGCAGATGATTCTTCGATTCATAAGATCTCTCCTGTGGCGGGGTTGCCCCCGCCCTCTAGGTTGGTTTAAGTTACGTGGTTAATTCTGTCCGGCGCTTCTGCAGTACATCAAGAACTGCCGGACGGGTCTCACCGGCGAACACGGCCTCGATATCTTCGAGACTGGCCATGCCGGCCAGCGTTTCAAGGTCGCTCGTTTCAAACTGCTTTTCGCGCTTGGCGATCGCGTCGAGTACTCCTTTGCGACCCTCGCCATCCTTCAGCTTCAGAACGTCATCAAGGGTACTGGCTTCCATGACCAGCTTGATGGTTTCAGTCGCATTGAGCGGCGCCGCTCCGCCGGGATCCGCCGACTGTGTCTCGCCGGTTACTGCCTTGACGATGCCGAGATCTGACAGGCGCTTGCCTTCCTTCTCATCCAGGTTGAGTTTCTCCCCTGGGAAGAAGGGCTCTTTGCGCTCTTTGGTGGCTACGTGGTAGCCGGGCAGGACTTCATATTTCATAATCTAATCCCCTCTTAAACCGGCCTTTAACAGACGGTTGCGAAAATGACGCATTCAGGCTGGAAGAGAACCGGCAGCGGACGGCCTTCAACCTTGACCCATTTCCCGGAGGGGTCTTTCTCATCCCAGGATTTGGAGAAGAAGATGTTCGGATCCTTGCCGGTACCGACACCAGCGTCATCATCGAGGTCGACAACCGGAGCATACAGCTCGGCAGCCGTATCCGGACCGACGCCGACCAGAATGAAGGCATTGGCGGGGACCATGTCCTGGATAACACCAGCGGCATCCCGGTAGGTGCCGAAGTACTCCTCGATCTGAATCCCGGCCAAAAAGGCGATGCGGCCTTCTTCAGCGATCTGCTTGCCGGCGGCATACTTCAGCTTGTCGCCGATCGCTTCATTACCGATGAGAGCGTCCATCGTGTCGGAGCCGCAGATAGCGACAAACTTGTCAACGACGACTCTCGCGCCGATGTACTTCTTCCAGGCGCGCAGATTGGGGAGAGGATCCACGCCGCCCTCATTCCATTTGAGCCCGGTAGCGAGTACCGGCTTCTGGGCTGCCGGGAAGTTGTAGTCAACAATGACGGCGCCGGCTTCATCGACCACCTGGCCGGAGAGGCACTTGACCGCCATGAATTCACGGGTCCGGTCAACATCGCCGCGCATATCGAACTGTTCGTCGGCAATCTTCTCTTTCATGAGTTCCACGCCAGTCTCACCGGCCTTACGGGCAGCATCGAGCTTATCAGCACCGATAAAGCGCTTTTCAGCGAAACGGGGAGCTTCACAGGTAACGGTTTTGCGTTTAACGCCGTTGGTTACCTGGGCAGCGTCAGAGACGCGGATATTTTTGAGGAGCCGCTCATTGCTGGATTTGATGTCCCAGGCAAAGAGGCTGGAGAGTTGCCCCTTCTTTCGACCGAAGATGAGATCGAGGGCACGAGTGGTAAACGGGCGCATCTTGTTGATGGCGATGGTAAGGACCCGCGTCTTGAAGATCTGGTCCATGGAGACGGTGCCGGCAAAAAGGAGCAGCCCGGTACCGGCGGTGTCCGGCATGGCAGCGGATGCGCCAAGCGGGGCGAGAATGACGGCTAGGAGCAAAAGGCCCAGCCAGCTGAAGAGTGTTGCGAATCGATGCATAATGAAACCTCCGTTAAATGTAAAAGACTGTGAAACGTTAAAGGCTGTGAAACGTGAAATGTGAAATGTGAAAAGTGCGGTCAAAGGCCTTAAACCTTTTCACTTTTCACTTTTTACAAGAAGTAGATGCCTTTTGCTTCCAGGGCATCCTGGGCAGCTTCAGTCAGGCCGGTCATATTGGCGGCCACGTAGGCGCCACCACCAAAACCGATAACCGCCTGAACATCTGCAGATGCGGCTGCGGCATCTTCGAGCAGTACGGCCACCGGAGTGCGCGAGCCGTCATCGGCATCAGCAAGCAGCGAGCGCTTGAATTTGCGACTGGCGGTAATGCGGCCAAGAATGGTGCCGGCAACGAGATCATTGGCGGCGGCGATAGTCACTGTTTTGCGTACCGGGTTGCCGGATGCAATAAGTGCCTGTTGGAGCAGTTCATATTCAGTCATTACTTTTTCCTCCCTGGGGTAGTTTTCCCCGTTGGTTTATTATTTTGCCGGTGTCACGTAGGACACCATTTCCTCGGCCAGTTTCTCATCGGCGGCAAAGTCGGCGTTTTTCTGCTCATCCGCCTTTTCCGGCTTGACCATCTCTTTAAAGAGCGGGTGAGCGGCGAAGTCGGAGAGGAACCCCTTGAACCAGTCGCAGGCGCTTTCCTTTTTCCCCTGGGAGAACTCGTAATCGCCGCCCTGCTCATCGAGAGCAGTCATGAAATCAACGAGCCCCTTTTCTTTCCATGCCGGGAGGATCTTGCCTTCCGTGATCCCCTTGTCGACAAAGGAGGTAATCTCTGCTTTCCTGGTCGCCTTCTGTGCAGCCGAGAAATCAGCTTCACCCTTTTCCGCCTTTGCCTTGAAATCGTTCTTTTCGGTTTCCAAAAGCTGATTCTTCTGGTTTGCTGCATCCAACTCCGCCTGGAGCTCTTCAACTGTTTTTTTCATGGTGCCTCCGTTAATGTTGTCAACCTCAGTGTTTGTACCTTCGCTATAGTCGTAATCTTCGGCGTCAATGTCCGCTGAAAACTCAATATCCTTCAACCCGTCAATGGCCGGCGGTACCGCACCAAGAAAAGCCACATGGCCAAGCGTCCCGTTTTGCAGCACGCGAACCGAGCGCTTCTTGTAACGACCAGCTTCAACCAGCTTGGAAAACTCGGGAGCGACCTGTTTGAACTTCGCCAGGAGCAGATCCCCGGTGCGCTTTAAGCCTTCTACCCAGCCGTAAGCGGGTGAGGTGTCTTTGGGATGGCCGATAACAACCGGCGCTTCAAAGTCGGCCGGGTTGTACGAATTCACCATCTTGTCCAGATCTGCCTGTGTCCAGGTACAGGTGCGCCCTTTGCTGTCGGTATTGGTGCCTGCCCTGAAAATCTCTATCCAACCCTTCATGTCAAACCCCCTCCCTGTTGTCCGTTGCTGAAGCAACGTACAACAGGTTCCAATTAAGTTACATTTGAAGCGCTTCAATTTTAACCAGCAGCTATTTCCGGAACCGACTTAAAACAGAGTTTAAATTAGCCGACGTTTGAATTGCCGGAAGCAGCTCAGGGGTGTGTAGCCCCAAAGAAACGTCGGGCAAATTTGCGCGTTTCAGGTGGCAGTTATAAAAGCCGCTGCCGCTGACTCTATTTTCCCGATTCCACCGGGGCTCACTTTCATGAATTCCCGCTGTGGCATGTTCCAGGTGTACCCGTCTGAGCTGAAGCTTTTCGTGACAGCGCGCTTGTGACTCGACTTGGCGAAAATGGCCAGGTTCGCTTTCAAGCCTTCAGTCCCCTGGCGCAGCAGGTTGCCTTTTGAGTCGGTACGGAGGCGGACACTGCCGGTATGGGGCTTGCGGGTAATTGGTCCGCCGAAGTTATGGATAGCGGCGTACTTCTTGTTGGTGGCAACCCCGGCACTGCTGGCAGTGACGAACGCCTGGATGGAGCCGAGTAGCTGGCCTTTATCAATCAGCGTCTGGCCACCTTGCTCTTTGGCCCGCTTCGACTGTGGCCACTGCGGATCCCGGCCGCCGGCAGTAAAGTTCTCATCAACCTCGGCATGCATGATCTCGGCTATCTGGCCGAGCAGCGGCCGGAGGTTACTGCCACGACTGCGCAGCTCGCCCAGCTGGCGCTTCAGTTCTTCAACTCCCTGTAAATCTGCCTTAATCATTGTTTTACCGGCCCGTTATTGGTATAATTAAGAGTAGAAATGGTGAAGGAGCGTGTACGCCAATGGCAGAGCGGGCGGTAACGCTGTGGTTGCGGGTTCGAGTCCCGTCGCGCTTCTTCACCTGATTCTTTCCCATCCAGCCGAGGCGATATCTGCCCGGCTTATTTTTTGCGCTGTCTTGAAGAAGTTGACCTGCCCCAGATGCTTCAAGCTGTAGTCTGTCCCGATGACATACTTGTTGGCCTTGCTGGCCTCTGCAGCAGTGATTAAGATCAAACTATTGTCCACTCCATCAAACCATACCTCCCCATTCCTCAGCGCTGCCGGCAGCGCCTGCAGTTCTGCCATTGCCACCGGCATATGCTTCACACTGCGCTCTGCATGAAAGATCGAGTTATCAGTGGCCACAACTACCGGCCCCTGGAGATCAATCGTTTTATTGGTGACGAGCCAATCAAGCGTCTCATTGTCCAGCCAGCCAGCAGTGGCGACCTTTCCCCCCATCCTGGTTGAAAGCCCGGCGCCGACCAGGTCCTGATTGACACTCACCACTTCATTGACCCATCTGGCAAAGACCGGGTCGCGGACTTCGGTACCGGCCATCTCAGCTATCAACTGCCGGCGAATCTCCGGAGACGCCTTCTTTGCCTTTTGCCAGGCAGCGACATCGAGCTGATGCTCGGCGGCGCCGGGGTTATAGTCCCAGCCCACATCAGGGGAAAGCGCGATCTTTTCACCGCTGATCCCGGTACCGGACACGCCGGTTGTCTTGACCAGCTCCCCGGTATTACCGACGGGCTTCTCAACTTCAGTCAGCTGCATGGTCGGGTTCTTGCCGTTTGTCGTCTGCAGCTTGGCTGTGCCGTCAATGACCTTGCTGTCAAGTTCGGCTTGATCGAGCGCCCGGACCCGGCAGCGGCAGCGATAGCCGTTTGGCGGGTAGATATGGCTCCAGACCGGATCACTGAAGCGAAATACCGAGCCATGCAGCGCCCGGTGTGCCGGGCGGGTGCGGCCATCCATGACGGCGATATACATCCAGTACGGCCGGTTTTTAGCGTTCTCCATCTGTGACTGGTACCGGCCGACCATGTATGAGGTCTGCAGGTTCGTCTGGTAGATGGTTTCCAGGCGGCGCGGTGTTACGTAGGCAATCTCGCCGGTCTTCTCGTTGTAGATCTCCCCCCACCAGCCTTTGGTCTTGAGGGTTGGTATCAAATCTTTCTTGAACTGCTCGAAGGTGCGGCCCTCAGACAGCGCCCGGTCAACTGCGCCACGGATATCCTGGAGGATGTCTACCTTCATTGCCTTGGCCACGGTAAACGCTTTGGCATGGGCAGCGTCTCTGGTTTCATGCCAATCCCAGCCGATCGTGTATCCCTTGGCGCGAAAGTACTCGACCGCCTTTTCAGGTGAGAGCGTGAAGGCGTATGCGAGGTCGACGTTGTTCACTACCCCTCCACCCCGTCATCACCATTCAACCTGCCCCAGCAGTCTGAAACAAAGATCGCTCGCGTCAGCATCTCCTGCAGACCGGCCGTATCCATCTTCGGGAAGGCTTCAGCAAGGGCGGTGTAGGCATCATCAACGTTGCCGCTTGCCTGCAGACCATCGATTATCGGTTTGATGATGGCTGCCAGCGGCTGCTGCATAGCTGCCGGGTCTAGCTTCTCAAGGGCGGCATCAAGGGCGGCTTGATCCGGGAAGGCGGGCTCGTGCGCTGCTGCGAACTCGGCAGCTGCGGGTTTATCCTTGGCCGGTTTCTCTTCCTTTAAGTCAAAATCAGCCTCATCGAAGCCATAGGTCTTCACATAGTGAGACTTCTTAAACTTGATTCCTGATTCGCTAAGGGTTTTATCCCGCTCGGCAAACTCCTTTTTGGGATCATCCTCTTCAAACCAGATGAACTTCGGGCAGGGGATCCCCGGAGCGTTGACGAGCATATACAGCCAGGCAATCTCTTCCATCACCTTCCGGACCAGCGTCTGATCACCATGTCGAACATCATCCAGGATATCGGCGTGTACCACTCCCTGGGAGAGGCTCCCCCCGTTAGCGCTGGTCTCAGCTGTCAGCGTCTGACACATGATGACCTTGGACATTTCGGCATTCATCTCGTGAATCAAGCCGGAGTGGATGTTATCCCCGCCGCCGCTCTTGCCGGTCTCAACGATCTCGACGGAACCGCCCTGGGCAATGACGGCAACGGCATCACGGACCATGCGGGAGAGGTTGGACAGCATCTCCTGCTTTTCGGTGGTAGTTGCACCGACGCGATGTTTTCCCAGGAGAAACGGGATCCCGTATTTCTCGGCCAGAACCGACCAGAACTTGATGCCGCCTTTTTTGAAGGCCACCGGCCAGAAACAGCGGGAGAGCAGCCGCAGTCCGAAGGGGTTGTCATAGGTGGGGAAGTGCCGGGCAAGCACGAACTTGCCAAAGGGGAGTTCCAGGCCGTCCCAGGCGTTCTGGATAGAGACGAAACGGGGCTCGTTGTACTCGTTGAACGAGAACCAGCGGGACGGTTTTGCCTCCAGATCCTTGATGGCGAGGCGGCTCTTGTCGGCTGCCGGCTCCCATTTGATTTCAACCGGGGTGTTACCGTAGAGCGGCGCATCGAGCAGGGCGGAAATAAGATTGTAAAGGTCTACATTCTCAAGATCGGCAGTCAAATCGCCTGCAAGCTTTGTTGCCTGCCGGCTTGCTTTTTTCTCTCCAGGAACGAGCCCCGGTCCCCAGCGGAACTCCTTTTTAAGCGTCCCCAGCTTGCGCTGCTGAATAACGCTGATCAGGTGGCCATCGGCAGTCAGGCTCTCCAGGATCTCGGAGCCGTCGCCCAGCTTGCGCAGGATCGGATCCGGATCAGGTAAGAGGCCCATGAAACCGGACCAGTCCCAGGCGGCTTGCCGAGTGGCAATATCGTCCATGAGGCGCTCGCGCTCGGGTGTGGTATCGGAGAATTCCATGAATTGTGTGGGGGATACCCAGATTCCTTTGCTCATATCTGCCTCGATTTAGTAATTGGCTGCCATCTGCAGACTCTCGCGCGGCGAGCCGCTGAGGATTGACGTATCTTCGACCGGTGTCGACCTGGCCTGAACTGCCAGCGCTTTTGCCCAGAAGTGATCAGCATGGCCGGTTGTCTCTTCCCGATCGGCGTCAAAGCGGAAGTTGCCGGTGCTGGTGGCGATCTTTTTTATCGTGTGGAGGCTGTTGCGGATTTGCGTGTCCGCCGGGATCCGGTCTTTACGGTCCTCGAAGCTCTTTCTGATGCCCGTGGCGAGTGCCTCTTTGCTCTTGGGCGTGAACATGACCGGCTCAACCAGGTTCTCGCCGAATATCTCCAGCGCCTTCTCCGCGAGGTCCATACCGATACCCGTCTGGTCAATGCAGCAGCGGCGCATCTGCGGCAGACGCAGAAGCGAGAAAAGCACCAGCCGTTGCACCCCGAACGGTTGTTTTTGTAGGTTAATAACGGCGCGTGAGAGTGCAAGGTCGCCGATAACTTCATCGAGCCAGATGATCGAGAGGTCTCTTCGTCTAGCCACATCGAAACCGGCGAAGAGCTCGCCGGGGAAGAGGACGTCTCTAAGGATTTCATCACCAGCAGTGAAAGCCGGCGGGTTCTCGTAGGATTTGTACTGCTCGTGATGATCAATAGCTGCATTGACAAGCTCCTCCGCCCAGAGCGGCATTGGTTCAAGCTGGATGTCCTCGACACCCTCTATCAGGTCATAGGGGAGCCAGGCGGTTGTTTCGTCCAGGAACTCGCACAAATACTCCTGGTGCCAGGCTTCATCATCGGCCAGGGCCAGGCGCAAATCCTCCGGTTCGATCCCGCCACCATCCTCATCGAGCAGAACCAGACCCATTTCCACGGCGTTAAAAATATCGATCTTATGCTTCGACCAGCCGCCGCGCTCTCCCTTGAATTCGTGGTCAGTCCCGAAGAACGTCTGCAGGGTTTTGACTGTCCAGAGTTCATAGAACTTGTTTTTCTTCCCCATGGGAGTGGAGATGATGCGGATTTTGTAGCCGCGGGTTACAGTCGGGAAGAGGGCTTTCCAGATAGCCCGGCTGTCCTTGTGGAAGCCGAACTCATCGAGGAGAATATGGGCG